ACTCCCTTGTTTCAATCTGTCCATGTGCTTTTTCCTGTGTTTTCTTATAAATTCCCCTTTCCTTTATCTCCTTCTGGAACTCCGGGTCTTCAAAATATTCTCTTACATCCTCATATAATGTTCCCTGGTTTGCTTTTAACGAAAGAACATAATCTGCCCTCTTATTCCTTATCTTTTCTGCTATCGCTGTCTGGGTCCCCATTGCATCTATGGTTACAATCTGCCCTTTTACCTGTATTTTCTCCAATAACTCAGGAATGGCTGTTATCTCATTGCTCTTTTCCCCGACAGCCTTCTGCCCAAGGCAGTACCCGTCTTCCTTACTCCACGCGGAAACAATATGGCCGGGTTTCTCTCCATTCCTCTTATTGGAACGCATGGTTTTACCATCAATACATATGATTTTTTTCAGCAGTTCCCCTTCGTTCCTGTTTAACCGCTCCTGCCATTTCCCATAAAGCTGCTGCAGAATCTCCGGTGACACCATTCCCATAACCCGCCGCAGGGTATCATGCGATGGCGGACCATTTTTCAGTTCAATGTACTTACGCAAATAATCCTGATAATCCTCAGCAAACAGGGCCATTTCTACCCAGTCATCTGCATTTGCAAGAGTCGCAAACAGCACAATTACCAGGATATCCTTTAACGTATGCCGGACTTTGCTTTGTTGGCGGCTGTCTTCAATATATTCCATCCATTCTAATAATTCCTGCATATCTTCACTCCCCTTTTCTTTTATTTTAACAGAAAAGAGGCGTGTTCACAATTTGTTTACTCATGCGTTTGTCGTGGGGCGACACCACGGACAAAACGGCTTATACGAACTGGTATAAATCGGTGTACCTGCCAACCAGACAGGAAGAAGCAGAGGGAGGAGTGTAAAAAATGCTGAAACGGGAGATTGAGATCTGTGGGAAAAAGGTGGCGTTCCGTTCTTCGGCCACCATCCCCCGGCTGTACCGGGCGAAGTTTAAGAGGGACATTTTCAAGGATCTTTCCAAGCTGGAGAAATCCTACAAAGGCAGGACCGAGGAGGGGGAGGAATTCCAGATCGAGGATCTGGAAATCTTCGAGAACGTGGCTTATATCATGGCTTACCATGCGGACAATTCCATCCCTCCGACCATTGAGGAATGGCTGGACCAGTTTGACATGTTCTCCATCTATGAAGTCCTGCCGCAGATCCTGGAACTGTGGGGACAGAACATGATGGTGGAGGTGCAGGCAAAAAAAGAGTTGGCAGGAGTACAAGGGAAATGACAACGCCCCTGTTCCTCCTGCGTTGTGTGGAACTTGGCATTGCAATCTCTGACCTGGACCTTCTTATGATTGGCCTCGTCATTGATATGTGGACAGAAAAAGGAAACGATGATGTGAAATACAAAAAAGTGGCCCGTGAAGCCACCCAGGAAGATTTCGATGCCTTTTAGAGTGGCTATGATAAAAGGAATGCCCCGCTGGGAAACCGGCGGGGCACAGTCTTATTCGTCACTTGTATGTTCTTACAGGGAGTTATTTGCTTTTTCTATGAGTGCTTCTTCCAGAGTGATATCAGAGGGAATCACACCGAGAAGGGCGTTTGCCATTGCAATGCGGTCTGCATGGGGATTGGACAGCATTGCAAGAATTTTTCCATTGTTGGAAATGAGAATATTTTCAGTTTCTGCAAGTTGCAGATATTTATCAAGGTTTTGTTTTAATTCTGTGACAGTAATTATCATGCATTGGACCTCCAGGTTATATTGAAATTAGTATGGTTTTCATTATGAAAAACAAAAAAAGAGGGCCCTCAGGTCCTCCCACGGTTTCAGTCCTCGCAAGTATCTGAAACCTGATCACTGGTATAAAGTTTACCGTAAGGAATAAAAAAAGTCAATATTTTTAAAGAAATGCAGGCTTTGGGAGGCATCAATATATTTTAGCACCATTTGGAAATCATAAAATTTTCCCACTCCTTGACTTGTGGCTGAATTTAGGGTAAAATAAAGCCACAAGAAAGGAGGTGCTTTTATGCAGATTATTCCTATGCGTGATTTGAAAAACACGGTCGAGGTAGAACGGCGCTGTGCTGAAGAAAATGGACCGGTTTATGTAACGAAGAATGGATATGGCCGTCTGGTTGTCATGGATATTGAGTATTACGAACGGACCATGCAGAAAATGTATGAAGCGAAAACGATCATGGAAGGTTTGGAGGATGTAAAAGCAGGACGGACTGTGGATGGAGAAAAAGCGATCAGCGATATAAGGAGAAAATATGGAATCTAAATGGGGCTATCAGTTGACGCAGAAAGCGGATGCCGATTTGGATGACATTGTGGGATATATCGCTGTGGAATTGGCAAACCCAAAGGCAGCACCGGATTTTGTGGACAAATTGCAGGGAGCGATTGAGGAGGCCCGGTCTTTCCCGGAAAGCGGTTCTTTAGTCGTGAATGAATTTGTACCAAATACGGAGATCAGAAAAAAACTGGTGGGTAATTATATTATGTATTATCTGCCGGATTTTGATGAAAAAATGATTTTTGTCCTGCGGATTATTTATGGCAGAAGGAACATGGATGAAATTTTGCGGCAGCTAAATGTATAGTGTGAAAAAAGAATAATGAAATTACACAAGGCATCGGTCAATGAATGATCGGTGCTTTCTTTATGCTCGGAAAAATGTTTATAGATTTCCGGGCTTTTCTTTTGCACATTTTTAGGAGGTGAGGAACAGTGGCAAGCAGGATCAAGGGCATCACGATTGAGATTGGGGGCGATACAACAGGGCTTGATAAAGCCTTAAAAAGCGTTAATTCGTCCATCACCCATACCCAGAGTGCCTTAAAAGATGTCAATAAGCTGCTGAAGCTGGACCCCGCCAACACAGAAACAGAAGTTATTAAAAGATGCCATTTCCTCTACCAAGGAAAAACTGGATGCCTTAAAACAGGCGCAGGCACAGGCAAAGGAGCAGCTGGAGAATGGCGACTTAGGGCAGGACAAATACGATGCCCTCCAGCGTGAGATCATCGAGACCGAGCAGGAATTAAAGCGGCTCCAGGAGCAGGCGGCGACCACCAGCACGGCCCTTGCGAAGATTGATGAGATCGGCGGCAAGATGGAGAACCTGGGTAATTCCATTGCCGGCGTTGGGAAAACGATCATGCCGATCTCCACAGGGGTTGCCGGTCTGGGGATCGCGGCAGTCAAGACAGCTGCGGATTTTGATTCTGCCATGAGCCAGGTGGCGGCGGTATCCGGGGCAACCGGGGATGACTTACAGTCCCTCCGGGATAAGGCCCGTGAGATGGGCGAGAAAACCAAGTTCTCCGCATCCGAGGCGGCGGAGGCCATGAACTATATGGCCATGGCCGGCTGGAAATCGAAAGACATGATCTCCGGCATTGACGGCATCATGAACCTTGCCGCCGCATCGGGAGAGGACCTGGCGACTACATCGGATATTGTCACCGATGCCTTGACCGCCTTCGGACTGACCGCAGCGGACTCCGGGCATTTCGCGGATATTCTTGCGGCGGCATCCTCCAATGCGAACACCAACGTGTCCATGATGGGGGAAACCTTCAAGTATTGTGCGCCGATTGCTGGCGCGCTTGGTTTTTCCGCAGAAGATACCGCCGAGGCAATCGGCCTGATGGCAAACGCGGGTATCAAATCCTCTCAGGCAGGTACTTCCCTTCGTACCATTATGAATAACCTTGCCGGGGATGTGAAGATCAGCGGGCAGGCCATCGGGGATGTGACCATTGCCACAACGAACGCGGACGGCAGCATGCGGAGCCTGTCGGATATCCTGGCAGACTGTCGTACTGCTTTTGGAAAGCTGACGGAGTCTGAAAAAGCACAGGCAGCAGAATCCCTGGTAGGCAAGAACGCCATGAGCGGGTTCCTTGCCCTTATGAACGCTGCACCTGCGGATATTGAAAAGTTAAGCGGCGCCATTGACAACTGCGATGGCACGGCTGAGAAGATGGCGGCTACCATGCAGGATAACCTGATGGGGCAGCTTACCATCTTAAAGAGTCAGTTGGAGGAACTTGCCATTTCCTTTGGCGAGATGCTGATGCCCGTGATCCGCAGCATTGTGACGAAAATACAGGAGTTTGTGGATAAGTTAAATGGCATGGATGAAGGCACCCGCCAGATGGTCTTGAAAGTAGGGCTTTTGGTGGCGGCGCTTGGGCCGTTCCTGGTGATCCTCGGTACTACGATAGCCAAGATCGGCACGGCCATGAAAGGGTTTGTACAGTTGGCGAACGGCTTTAACAAACTGAAAGTGGCAGTGCAGGGCGGCACGGGGCTGTTTGGAAAACTAGGTGCGGCACTGGGCGGCATCTCGGCTCCCGTTGTGGCAGTGGTGGCAGTCATCGGGACACTGGTGGCTGCTTTTCTGCATCTGTGGAATACCAATGAGGGATTCCGGGAGGCCATCATCGGAACCTGGAATACCATCAAAGAGACGGTCAGTACTTTCTGCCAGGGAATCGTGGACCGGCTGAATGCCCTGGGCTTTAGTTTCCAGGACATCACGCAGGTGATCTCAGCGGTATGGAATGGTTTCTGTTCCCTGCTTGCCCCGGTCTTTGAAGGCGCGTTTCAGGCAATCGCCGCAGTGCTTTCCACGGTGCTGAACGTGATCACTGGTATTTTAGATGTGTTTATCGGGCTGTTTACCGGGAACTGGTCGCAGATGTGGACGGGGATTCAAACGATTTTCTCCGGGGTATGGGAGGGAATCAAGGGTGTCCTTTCGGCAGCGGTCGGTATCATCCAGGGCATTGTGGATGTGTTCCTCGGCTGGTTCGGTACGAGCTGGAGCGAGGTCTGGACGAATATCAAGACCTTCTTTGAGGGTATCTGGAACGGTATTGTAGCTTTCTTCTCCGGCATTTGGGAGACCATCACGAACGTGGTGCAGACAGGGATCATGCTGATTGGCTCCATTCTGAGTGCTGCCTTTGACATTATCACGCTGCCTTTCCAGTTTATCTGGGAGAACTGTAAAGAGATTATCACGGGTGCATGGAACGCCATCAAATCGGTGGTATCTACAGCCATCCATGCGGTTTCTAGTGTGATCTCCTCCGTGATGTCCGTCATCCAAAATGCCATTTCGACTGTCTGGACGGCGATCAGCACAAAGATTTCCACGGTGCTGAACACGATAAAATCCGTGGTGACTACGGTATTTAACGCCATTAAGTCGGTGGCTTCCACAGTATGGAACGGTATCAAATCCGCCATTTCTACTGTGGTGGACGGAATCAAGAGCAAGGTTTCGTCTGTATTTAATGCGGTCAAGAGTACGGTGACTTCTGTATTCAATGGCATTAAAAGTACCACCACTTCCGTCTGGAACGGTATCAAGACCGCCATTATCACCCCGATTGAGGCGGCGAAAAACACCATCAAGGGGATTGTGGATAAGATTACCGGATTCTTCTCCAGCATGAAGATTTCCCTGCCGCACATCAAGCTGCCGCATTTCAGAATTTCCGGCAGCCTGTCCATTGCGCCGCCGAGTGTGCCGCACCTGTCGATTGACTGGTACAAAGAAGGCGGTATCATGACGCGGCCGACACTGTTTGGCATGAACGGCACAAACTTAATGGCTGGCGGTGAAGCCGGGGCAGAAGCGATCCTGCCATTGAAAGGTTTTTACAGTCAGCTGGAGAGTATCCTTTCTAACCGGATGGATACCAGCACCATGGAGCGTTACCTATCCATCATTGCGGCAAACAGCAGCAAGGGCATCTATCTGGAGGACGGAACACTGGTAGGGCATCTGCTCCCGGCCATTGACAGTAAACTGGGGCAGATGCAGAAGCTGAACAGGAGGTTGAGCCTATGAGACCAGATGTAAAACTAAATAATATGTGGCTGTCTGGTCTTGGGTGGCTGCGGGAGAGCATCCATTTCCCAACACCCCAGTCCCAGAGTAATACCATAGTGGTGCCGGGGCGGAATTCCCCGATCCGGTACACGGAAGCGTTGGGGCGGGTATCCTACCAGCCCCGGAGCTTTGAAATCATACTCTCCATGCTTGGCACCAGGGAGCAGTTTAATCAAAAGGTCAGTGCGGTGGTGAACCCGTTTGCCGGACAGCTGGTGAAAGTGGTTTGCAGCGAGGAACCGGGGCTGTATGCCATCGGCACACTGGAAATGGCCCCGGCCTATGATCCTCTGACCGGAAAAGGGCAGCTTACCATTTCCTGTTCCGATGGGGATTCCTACCGTTACCATGTGGAAGAAACCGTTATCACCGTGACGGGCGGAGGGAATGTCATTCTGGATAATGACTATATGCCTGTGGTCCCGGTCATCACAGCCACGGCGGAAACGGCGCTGAGCTGGCAGATCGGTACAGATACCTTCCGAAAAACAGTCAGTTCCGGCACCTGGGAGTTTCCTGAAATGGAATTGCAGGCTGGAAGAAATGTGGTGTCTGTCACTGGAAATGGAACTGTGACCTTCCGGTACCGGGAGGGATGCCTATGAGATTATTCCGTATCTATGTGGACGGGACGCTGTTTTACCATCCGCAGTTATCGAAACTGGCAGTCACGGAGGCGAAGGTGGAGGAGGATGCGGAGAACATTGACAGCCTGACGCTGTCGGCTCCTTATAACCATCCGTATTTGCATAGCATTAAACCAATGGCCTCTGTGATCGTTTGCAAAAAAGGGAATGAAACGGTTTTTGAGGGGCGGGCGCTGGATGACGGCAGTGATTTTTATAACACCCACACATGGACCTGTGAATCGGCTCTTTCCTATTTGAAGGACAGCCAGCAGCCGCCCTATAACTACAAAGGGAGCTTAAGAGGGCTTTTCGAGTATTTCATAACTGAACACAACAAAAGTGTGGAGGAGCGGAAGCAGTTCACGGTGGGAGAAGTAACGGTGGTCGATAACAATGATTATGTGGCTTACAGCTGTTCGGATTATTCCATGACGATGGACGCCATCCGGGAGAAACTGATCAATACCCATGGCGGGTACCTGCGTCTCCGGTATACCAGTTCCGGTAAGGTGTTGGATTATTTGGCGGATTTTACGGAAGCCTCCCTTCAAAAAGTGGAGTACGGAAAGAACCTGACCGATGTGAAGATCACGTTTGACCACACAGAACGGGTAACAGCACTCATTCCCCTTGGGGCAAAGGTCAAGACCACGGATGAGGACGGCAATGAGGTGGAAACGGACGAGCGAGTCACCATCGAAGCCGCCAACGATGGGAAGAACTATGTGTTTGATGAGGATGCGGTCAAAGAGATCGGCTGGATATGGGCAACGGAAGTGTGGGAGGATGTAACACTTTCTTCCAACCTTCTTAGGAAAGCGAAGGCCCGCATCGCAGAGCTGGCGAAGGGCATCACCAGCATGGAGCTGACCATTGTGGATGAATCGGATACTGGCGCGGACATTGCGGATATCCATGCAAGGCAGTATGTGTACTGTTCTTCCCCGCCCCATGGGATTGACGGGCGGTATCTGTGCATCCAGAGGACGCGGGATTATCTGAATCCTTCCGGCAACACCATCACCATCGGGGCAAGCGGTATCCGGCTGACTGCCATCAGTGCGAAGCAGAACCAGAACTTAAGCACACTGGAGCAGGATATCCTGGGGCAGACGGAGAAAATCGAGAACATCTTCGGGAAAGTCGAGGATATCACCACAGCGAAAATGTACCGGACAGAGCTGGTGGTGGAAGGCACGAGCATCTTCCGGGATAAAGGGCAGCAGAGTATTTTAAGATGCAGGGTATTGTCCTGGGATAAGGATATCACAGATACCCTTCCTGCTTCCGCTTTTTGCTGGCACAGGAAATCCGGCAATGCGGAAACGGATGCCGACTGGGACGGCCTGCACAAAGGAATGAAAAGCGTAACCATATCAACTGAGGACGTGCTAGACAATGCGTCCTTTTATTGTGAAGTCACCATTTAACTTTTTATCATCTGAAGGAGGAACAAGAAATGCCTACTATCTTAACATCCAGCCAGCAGACTTTTGTGGACATCACAGACCAGCGGAAGCTGTCGGCCTATATCACGTCCAACCTGCCGAAAACGCAGAGTGAGGACCCGAACACCTTACCTCACGCTTATGCGCCGAACTGGGAAACATCCCATCTGGTGCTGACCCCGGTGATCTTCTTAGACCAGACCAACGTGGCCCTGGATGCATCCGGGCTGACCATTTCATGGAAACGAAAAGACGGAACAGGAGCAGAGAGCGCCCTGTCATCGGGAGAAACGGTGTCCGGCGGCATCCTGACGGTCAGCCAGAACAAGCTTTCGGCATCTTCCTCTGGGATGATCACTTATATCTGTTATATCAGCTACTACGATTCGGAAACCAAGAACACGGTCAACATTTCTTCTGACATTACCTACACGCTGGTAAAGAATGCGGAGAACGCAAAACTGGCCTATGTGACGGCGGATACCTATGTGTTCAAGTACCGTGTACGAAAGACCTGGGCAGACGCAGCATCCCAGAAAGGCGCATTCCACAGCCTTGCCAATGCGAAGAAGTGTGCTGATGAGAATGCCGGGTATTCCGTGTTCGATGAATCCGGCAAGAATCTCTATATCGGGAAACAGACTGCCTTTCAGCCGTATCTGGTGAAGGTGTCTGTCTCGGACCTGCGTATCCGCAAAGGTCCCGGAACCGATAAGGCCAAGACCGGAAAGTACACGGGTACAGGTGTCTTTACGATTGTCGAGGAAGCGGACGGCCCCGGTGCATCCAAGTGGGGGCTTTTGAAAGCATACCAGAAAAATCGTGATGGCTGGGTGAGCTTGGATTTTGCACAGAGAGTATAAGTAAAGAGTGACAGGGGGGGGTATGTTTCTGCCGGCTGCATTGGATGTGGCCGGCAGAAACTGTATTGTAGATTTATGAAAGAAGGTCAATATTCCCGTCTTTACATAACAGAAGGGAGTGTGTTTGGAATGGAAGAAAGAAAAGTGCAGGTTCTTAATGCGCCGATAGCGGCAGTACCAGAAAAAAAGCAGTTTACGCAGGAAGAACTGCAGCGGGAATATGACTATATACGGGCGGAAAAACTGACCAGGAAACTGTACAATCTTGGGTTGATTACTATAGAAGAATTTGACAAAATCATGGCGTTAAACCGGGAATCTTTCTCTCCGGCATTGGCAAGGATTATGCCCTGAAATGCTTGCTATAGAGGAACTTTGACGGTAACATGTCACATACCGGAAAGGAAGGTGAGTGGATGAAAAGGATAACAAAGATTGATAAGGTAGAACCTCTTATCCCTAAAAAGCTCCGGGTGGCGGCTTACTGCAGGGTATCAACAGGAAGTGACGAACAGTTGGCAAGCCTGGAGGCACAAAAATCCCATTATGAGTCTTTCATAAAAGCAAATCCAGAATGGGAGTTTGCGGGAGTCTATTATGACGAAGGAATAACCGGAACCAAGAAAGAAAAAAGAACACAGCTGTTAAGGCTGATTTCAGATTGCGAAGCACACAAGGTTGATTTCATTGTTGTAAAGTCTATCAGCCGGTTCGCAAGGAATACAACGGATTGCCTGGAACTGGTGCGGAAACTAACGGACCTTGGCGTCTTCATCTATTTTGAAAAGGAAAATATCAATACCCAGTCCATGGAGAGCGAACTGATGCTTTCTATCCTGAGCAGCCTTGCGGAGAGCGAGTCCGTTTCAATTTCTGAAAACAGCAAATGGGGAGTCAAGAGAAGGTTCCAGAACGGCACGTTCAAGATTTCCTATCCGCCATACGGATATGATTATGTGGACGGGGGAATGGAGATCAACCCGGAGCAGGCAGAGATTGTAAAATATATTTTTGCACAGGTGCTATCTGGAATCGGTACACACCAGATAGCAGATGAACTGAATGCCAGGAAAGTGCCCACAAAAAAGGGTGGGAAATGGACGGCATCGACGATCCGGGGGATGATCTATAACGAGAAGTATGTGGGGGATGTGATCTTCCAGAAAACCTATACGGATGAGCACTTTAGCAGGCATACGAACTATGGGGAGAAAGACCAGTACCTGATGCAATGCCACCATGAACCGATCATCAGCCGTGAGGATTTTGAGGCTGCCGGGGCAGTCCTCAATCAGAGGCGGCTGGAAAAGGGAATCACAAAAGGCAGCGGGAAATATCTGAACCGGTATCCGTTCTCAGGGAAAATTGTCTGTTCGGAATGCGGCGGCAAATTTAAATGGAGGATACACAGCAAAAACGGCGGAAAGTATGTGGCATGGTGCTGTGGGAAACATATCGATGACGTCACAGCGTGTTCCATGAAATTCATCCGCAATGCGGATGTGGAGAAAGCCTTTGTGACGATGATGAACAAACTGGTTTATGGACGGAGGTTTGTGCTGAGGCCCCTGCTGGAAAGGTTGAGGGAGATGGACCGGTCGGACAGTTTCAGCATGATACAGGAATTGGAATTGAAGATGGAGAAAAATGCGGAGCAGAGACAGATACTCACTGGCCTGATGGCGAAAGGGTATCTGGAACCTGCTCTTTTTAATAAGGAAAACAATGAGTTATTGCAGGAAGCGGCGGAACTGGAGTTGCAAAAGAATGGGCTTTCCCATTCTGTAAACGGGGAAATGGTAAAGACCGGGGAAGTGGAGGCACTTTTGAAATTTGCAGAGAAGGGTGAGATGCTCACAGCCTTTGACGGGGAACTCTTTGGAAGGTTTGTGGAGCAGATTATCGTATATTCCAGAACCGAGGTCGGTTTCCAGATGAAATGCGGACTCACGCTCAGGGAAAGGATGTGATGGGGTGGGACTTACACCATATGGATACCGGATTGAGGAAGGACGTGCGGTGATTGATGAGGAGCAGGCAGAAAGGGTCAGGAAACTGTACCGGGGTTATTTATCGGGACTTGCCTTGATGCCGGCCGCAAAGCAGGCGGGGATTGAGACTTGGCATGGTTCTGCTAAACGGTTATTGCAGAACAGGCATTACCTTGGGGATGCGTATTACCCGGCGATCATTGACCGGGAGACGTTTGACAAGGCGGAGCAGGAACTTAAAAAACGGGCAGAAAAGCTGGGAAGGGTATGGGAACAGAAGGAAGAAGAAAAAGTTACCTATCCGGTGGATTTCTCCATAAAACCGATGGAGAAACAATATGAAGATCCATTTATGCAGGCAGAATATGCCTATAGTCTGATAGAAAGTGAGGGTTAGATATGAGGCAGATAGTTGGAAATCCGACGGTTACCGTTATCCCGGCCAGACCGCGTATGGGACTGGGAAGGAATAACGAAGAAAGACAAAAGATCCGTGTGGCTGCCTACTGCCGCGTCTCTACGGACAGTGATGAGCAGGCCACAAGTTATGAAGCGCAGATAGAGCATTACACGGCATTTATCAAAAAGAATCCCGATTGGGAATTTGCCGGAATATTCGCAGATGATGGAATCTCCGGAACGGATACCCGGAAACGGGAAGAATTTAACCGTATGATTGAAGAGTGCATGGAAGGGAAAATCCAGATGGTCATTACAAAGTCCATCAGCCGTTTTGCAAGGAATACACTGGACTGCCTGAAATATATCCGGCAGCTGAAGGACAGAGGCATCCCCGTATTTTTTGAAAAGGAAAACATCAATACAATGGATGCGAAAGGCGAAGTCATGCTGACCATTATGGCGTCTTTGGCACAGCAGGAAAGTGAGTCATTGAGCCAGAATGTGAAGATCGGCCTGCAGTACCGTTACCAGCAGGGACTCGTACAGGTCAACCACAACCGTTTCCTCGGATATACGAAAGACACTGAGGGGCATCTGGTCATTGAGCCGGAGGAAGCAGAAGTAGTCAAACGAATCTACCGGGAATACCTGGAAGGGGCAAGCCTTTTGCAGATTGGGAAAGGGCTGGAGGCGGAAGGTATCCTTACCGGGGCAGGGAAGAAAAAATGGAGACCGGAGACTATAAAGAAAATCCTGCAGAATGAAAAATATATCGGAGATGCGCTGCTTGCGAAAACATATACAGTGGATTTTCTCACGAAAAAGCGGGTAAAGAACAACGGGATTGTACCGCAGTATTATGTGGAGAACAGCCATGAGCCGATTATTCCCCGTGACCTTTATATGCAGGTGCAGGAAGAAATGGTACGGCGGGCAAACTTGCACAGCGGGGAAAACAGGAAGAAAAGGGTTTACAGCAGTAAATATGCGTTATCCAGCATTGTTTACTGCCCGAAATGCGGTGAAATTTACCGCAGGATTGCGTGGAATAACAGAGGAAAGCGTTCTACGGTGTGGCGGTGCTGCACCCGCGTGGAACACGGACCAGAAGGATGTGATGCGCCGACGATCCAGGAGTCAGAGTTGCAGGAGGCGGTGGCAAGGGCGATCAATGACCTGCTAGGCAGCAGAGATTCTTTCCTGCCCATCCTGCAGGCAAATATCCTTCAGGTGCTTGAGAATAACAGCAGTGATAAGATCGCAGAGATTGACTGCAGGCTGGTAGAACAGCAGCAGAAACTACTGAAACTGGCAAATGGAAAGAAGGATTACAACGCTGTGGCTGATGAAATCCACAGCCTCCGGGAGCAGAGGCAAAAGGTATTGGCACAGGACGCGAAACGTGACGGGCAGAAGAAGCATATCGAAGAGTTGAAAGCATTCCTGGAGGAACAGAAGGATATACCGATAGAGTATGATGAGCAGCTGGTCAGACGGCTGGTGGAAAAGGTAACCATTTATGATGAGAGGATAGTAGTGGAATTTAAGTCCGGAGTGGAGATAGAAGCGGATAGATAGGCATGGCATGGAGGCATCCAGCAGGTTCAGACGAACTTGTGGGATGCCTTTTTTTCGTGGGGGAATGGGGAATGAGTGTGGATATAAAGGAATATGAGGATTGTGTTTAGCAACCATGTGGTTTATAATGGAAATGTCAGGAGGAGTGAAAATGACAACATCTGATATGATTCGGGAACTTTGTGAAAAAATGAATATCAGCATCTCAGAGCTTGCTCGGAGGATTGGGCAGTCACCGCAGAATTTTAATAAGAAGTTGCAGCGGGGAACTGTTAGTGTGGAGGAAATGATTACTATTGCGAATGTGCTGGGAATCACATTTGAACAACGGTTTATTTTAGAAAATGGAAGTGAAATACGGTTTAATAACATTGGAGGAAGGTAGATGTCAACATTAAATGAATTGGAGTATTACTGCCATGAAGAGAATTCTTTTGGAGCATTAATGTTTATAGGGGAATGGGGATGTGGAAAAACGTATTTGATTGAGCATGAACTGGCGGATCGATTAGGCGAAGGTTTTATAGTTATTCGTATTTCCTTATTTGGGGAGTCATCGATAGAAAGTATCAATCGTAAAGTTCAAAAAGCATATTTTCAAGAAGTAATGTTGAATATGGGAGGAAACGTAGAGGAACTTGTGAAGGTGGTTCCCGGAGTTACGGATAAAAAGGCTTCGCAGATTGGTGAAGGTATCAATAAGGCTGCTGGAAAATTTGAGGAAATGTCGGATAAGTTAAATAAAAGCAAGTTTGGAAGGTTCGTTCACTTTGCAGCAGAAATGGCAAAGAAGATACCGGGAGCAGATAAGGTATTAGCTTTAAATCCAAGTGAGTGTATGCCTATTGAAGCGAGTATTGCAGATAAAAAAGTCATTTTAGTTTTTGATGATTTGGAAAGAAGTACTGTTGATGAAGTGACTGTTTTAGGATGTATCAATGAGTATTGTGAGAATAAACATATTAAAACTATTATTGTTGCAAATGAAGAAAAAATACTAGAGAAAAACTTTGGACAAGAAGTGGATGCGAATCAAGAAACTAGTTTCGATAAAACAATGCATACGGACACTGCGGTCAAAATCAAATATTCAGAAATAAAAGAAAAAATAGTGGTGAGAACTATAAAGAATATCCCAGATTACAAGAGTATATTTACTGAAATAATAACTGATTATAATACGCAGAATGAAGAATATAAAAATTTCTTGATAGAAAATAAAATGTGTTTAGTAAATGTTTTTACAAGTGGCAGTATTGCTAATATTAGAAGCATCAAATGTGCAATACAAGACTTTCAAAGAGTTTTTATTGAATTGAGAAAGAAAGGAATTGAAGATGACCTGCCAATATACTTCCAGACCTTTGTTGCGTATACATTGCTGATAAAAACAGGAAGAATTCCTAAATCAGAAAGATATGGGTATCTATTTTGTGATTCAGAAATTGAAAAAGAATATCCGGGTTACTATGTGAGAAGATATATGCTGCCTGGAGTAAGGGAGTGGCTAACAGAAGGTAAATGGAATGAGCAGAATATATGTGATGATATAGATAAAATGCTTGAAGTGAAGAAAGGCGCAGAACCAAAAGATCTCGTGAGGAATTTACGCTTGATAGATCTTGAAGAAGATACGATTAAGAAGGGTTTACCGAAAGTATTGGAAATGGCTTATGCCGGAACGCTGGACATTGATGACTACATTACATTATTAGGTAATATGTATTGGGCAAGAACTATTTCTTATGAATTACCAGAAAAACCGGATATGAAGAAGTTAGAAACAGGTGTTGAAAAATGTTTAGAGATTTTATGCAATAGTGATGAGGCAGATACAAGAGTCAGGAAAATGATTTCACCAAATGATATGCATCTTCTGTCTGAGGATGAAAAACGTATTTATATGAAAATTTGTGACTTTAGAGATAAAGAATTGCAGATGTTTGCAATAAATAAAAGAAAATATTTAAGAGCACTGAAATCCGGGAAGATGGCTGAAATATATGAGTGTGAAAATAAACGTTTCAATATTTTTGACGATGAATTGGCATCTGCGGTGGCAGATTGTTTTAAGGTACTTCCAAATTCAGATCGCCCCTCTTTTTCAGGCGTGTTTTGTAAAATGTGGAATTTAAGAATTGGTTCACAGGATTTATTAATTAAAGAATCAATTCCGGGACTGATGAAACTGAAAGATGGGCTTTCTCAGATAAAAACTGATGAAGAAGGAAATGGATATGGTTTGAAAGCTGCTTTGACTAAAAACTTTATGCAGGATGTCGAAGGGACTGTAACAAAAATGAAAGAAAGGCTAGATGAAATGGAAGCTTCAAAAGATGGTGGAGAACAAGGGTAAAGTGGACACAATTTTTAGAAATATCTGTGGATGGTGGGAAAATGTATTTAAAAAAACTTATTATAAAAAATTTTAGAATATTTGATGAAATGGGTATAGAACTTATTTTTAATAAGGGCGTAAATGCAATTATTGGAGAAAACAATTCTGGTAAATCTTCTGTAATAGATGCGCTTAGGATTGTTTATTCAACTGTGACATATAGAAAAGACATATTCTTTTCAAAGTCGGATTTTCATGTTTGTGAAGATGGAACAGTGGTAGACTACACTCAATTTGATGTGTATTTGGAGGATGTACCTCGTAGAATGACGGAAATCTGGAATCCACAAAGTGAGAGTGGCATGGGAGGGGATTTTCATATTAAGTTTGAAAAATATATCGCTCCCAATGGAACTGAAAAGGTTCGGTCAGTTTATTGGGGATTTGGAACAGAAGGAAATCAATTATCTTCAGATACATTTGAGGCAACAGATGTAGTTTTCTTGGGGGCACTGCGAGATTCAGAAAGTGAGATGAAACCTTCAAGAAACAGTAAACTGGCACAATTACTTCGAAATTTGGTTCCAGAAGAAGCTGTTAGGGAAGAATTAGTTCAGATTTTGAATAACGCAAATAATGATTTGTTGAAAAAAGAACAGTTAAAAAAGACGAGAAATACAATAAATCAAAATCTTGCAAGAATTGAACAGGAATTTTTAAATCAACAGATTGATATTGGCTTAGTAGAACCGAGGTTTGATTCAATTGCATCTTCCCTACGCGCATGGGTTAAGCCAAAATGGATTCTAATAAATAAGGAAGATGCTGTTTATGAAACGGCACATACATATTTTCAAAGTAATATGGATCTGAAAAAAATACAAGATGATGCAAAGGGCATATATTTTGAAATCTCTATTTTGGATAGTGAGACTGAACTTGACAAGAAAGTAGCAGATAGAATTAGTGAAATAGCGAATAAATCTTTTGAACTATATCAGAATGGCTTGGGATATAATAATTTGTTGTTTATGTCAGCAGTACTTGGTGATATGGCAATTGAGAGGGGTGGAGTTTATCAAAATCTTTTGTTAGTCGAAGAACCAGAGGCCCATCTGCATCCGCAACTACAGGAATTGGTACATGATTTTTTATCAGATGCAAATAAAAATGATGGTAATATCCAGATAATTTATACATCACATTCTCCTACGCTGGCTTCAAAAATAGATATAGATAATATTAATTTGTTATATGAGTATGGGCATAAGAAATATTGTTTGCCTTTCTCACAAACAAACCTAACAGAGGAGAATAAAAAATATTTACAGAGGTACTTGGATGTAACAAAATCTCAGATGTTTTTTGCGCGAGGAATTTTATTTGTAGAAGGAATCAGTGAAGCAATTTTACTTCCGGCAATGGCGAAGGCATTGGGCAGACCTTTTGAAAAGTATGCGGTAGAATTGGTCAATGTAGATAGTGTTGCATTTACACCATTTGTAAATCTCTTATCATCTGATAAAGTTAAGACCTGTTTTTCAAAAGTGTCCGTTATTACGGATGATGACAGATGTGCTAAAAAGAATGAAAAAGACTATATTGACAAAAATTATGATTATGATGATGTCAGTAGTGAAGTTGCTACAAACCTACAAAATGGACAACCTTCGGATAGATGTAATGATTTGACAACATTATGTTCTGGTGCGGGGATAAACATATTTACGGCAACTAAAACATTAGAGTATGCATTATGCTGTAGTGAAAATAATGTTTATTATATGGTAGAAGCATTGAAAGTATGTTATACGGAATTGGGTCCGAAGTTAGAAACGAAGGTTAGCTCGTTATCTCAATTAAGTGAAAAAGCAGCATGTGTATGGCTGTTTATAAGAACCAGAGATAAATGCAAAGGAGCAGTTGCACAATACATAAGTCAAGTAATTAGTGACCAGCATGAATTAAGAAAAAAAGGAAAGAAAATTAAGAAAGAGTTTGTTATCCCAGATTATTTGAAAAATGCGATTTATAGTGTGACGGAGCAATAGTATGGTAGAGAAAATGACGGAAGAACAGAAAGAATTTTTGAATGCAGAGGGTAAGGTGGTTATAAATGCCTGTCCAGGGAGTGGGAAGACGTATACTGTTGCACATAAATTACTATCGTATGTGGATAATTGGGAGGATTACCACAGCGGTGTTGCAGTATTATCATTTACGAATGTGGCAAGTAATGAAATATATGAAAAAGCACAATCAATTCATGGTAGTTTAGGTAAACTGGGATATCCTCATTTTATTGGAACTGTGGATAGTTTTATTGATGAATTTATTGTGTTGCGTTACGGTCATTTGCATACTGTTGGTAAAGTGCGTCCAAGAATAGCACTGTCTGATAACTGGAAGATACCATACAAATATTGGCGGTCAGAATGCAATAAGAATGGGTGTGTAGATAATATAGAGCAATTTTATTATGGAGTTGATAAAAAACTTTATAAAGGAAATGAACAGGTAATTTGTGACCGAAGAAAAGCGAAGATGCTTCCATGCCAGCAATATAAGAAGATGTTGTCGGACAGGGGAATTGTTTTTCAGAATGAGACGGCGTTATTCGCATATCAACTATTAAAGAAGTATCCGGAAGTGGCAGCTGCTATAGCGGAAAGATTTCCGATAATTATTATTGATGAAGTTCAAGATACATCGATAAGTCAGATGGCAGTTTTTGACTTGTTAAGTGAATCGGGAATGAAATCAATATTTTTGGTGGGAGATCCAGATCAGTCGATATATGAATGGAGAAACGCAAATCCAAAGTGTATGCTCCAGAAATTAGAAGATCCAAATTGGGAAACTATAGAATTGACGGGGAATTTCAGAAGTTCACAGAATATCTGTAATGTTACTTCGCTTTTTTCTGCCAGTTTGCAGGGAAATGGTAGCAATAATGCAATAGGTGAATGGAAAGACGAAAAGGAAAAGCCGGTTTTATTGCTGACAAAGAAAAATTCGGAGGATGAAATTATTAACTACTTTCTTGATAAGTGCAGCAAAATGGGGATAGAGATATTGCCCAAGAACGTTGCGGTTTTAACCAGAGGGAGGATATATTCTGATACAGATATAGCAGGTTTATGGAAAAGTAAAGAAATAGAATTATTCGCTAAAGCGGCATATGAATGGAAGTGTGGTTCAAGAAAAAAAGCCTACCAAGAGGCATCAAAGGCATCATATAGTATGATTTTCAATGAAGATATAGATGAATATGTGATGAACCAGAATATTCGGAAATATACCGATGATGATACATGGAAGGATTATGTAATAGATATTTTGGTAGATATGCCTGATGATGAAACGGAAATTGGAGAATGGGTAAAAAGCTTTTCAACGTTTTTTTACTCAGTATGTGCTAGATATGGTTATGAAATATCAATAGATAAAAAATTAAAGGATATTTTTAAGATAAAGCAGAGTGATAAAAAGACACCGAATTTCAAACAAATACCGTTAAGGAAATATTTTGAGAAAAAAACAGAAGGTAAGTATACCCGCTCCTCAATTCATGGAGTAAAAGGGGAATCTTACGATGCTGTGTTAATTTATGTTAAAAGCCGTACAGGGAGTACAATTACTCCCAAATTACTTATGGAAGGGCCTCTTGATCAAGAATTAATGCGCTTGGCATATGTAGCGATGACAAGACCGAGAAGACTGCTCATGCTTGCTATGCTTGATACCAAGGGAATAAAGACTTGTGAGAGATTTTCAGAAAAATTGTGGAAATATGAAGTTTTAGAAGGCGGTTCATAAATTGTATCTTATTATTTGCATTTGAGGGCCTAAATGACACCAAACTATTGTATAATTTTTGCAGGAGTTTGATGTTGATATTGTACACATAGAAAATATAAGATTGAGTTGCATAGTTCTGGGGGACTGGGATGCGTATAAATTTTTATAAACGATATGAAGATAACTATATTTTTGAAGGGGAGCAAAGAGAAAAATATAATCGCTCTACATTAAAATGGCTGGTTTTGTCATGCTTCTCTGTGTTTTTTCCATTATTTATTACGCTAATCACAGATAGTTATGATGGTAAATTCAATATATCGGATTTAATTAATAATGGTGATTTGATTTTGTTATCTTTTTCATTAACAATTCCGACGGCATTGGATTTGTTTGAAACAAAGAAAAATATAAATGGAAATGATAATTCATTAAGCTTATGTAGGTATTTGTGCTTGTTTATTATTGTTATACAAGTTTTGTTTTATGTTTTAATTAGAACTCATGAGGCTAAATTTTTAACGAACTTATTTTCAACAATTATAATAGTTCCGGTCTCGATTTATATATGTAGATATTCTGTTTTTTGCATGTTTATTAATTCAATAGAAGAAGGAGAACACTGACATGAGTATAGATATTTTAATGACAGCAACAGCAGTATTAGTGTCAATAGTTGCGTCAGTGGTAACGGCAATTATTCAAACTAGATTAAATAGAACACATATAAAGTTTAAAGATTTACACGTGGAGTATTTAGAAAAAGTGAATAAAGACAATACAGGAATTGTATCTGAGAAAGAAATTGACATTTTGTTGGAAACACTGAGAAAGACATATTCAAAAATGTTGGAAAAGGATAAAGAGGATAGTGACGATGTCTGTATTACTTTGTGTAAATACAATAAAGAGAATCAAAACTTGCAGGTGATCTATAGGTTACCGCAGGAACCAGAAGTTAAGCCAATATTATTTGAATATTCCATGCAGGGAAAAAATAGTCTTGCGAATTTATATATAAATAGTAATTCTGAAATTGATAAAGTTTTTAACTATAGATCAAAAAAGAATTTAAATCGGTGGGGATCATTTTTGGCCTATGTACTAAAGAAACAAAATAATGTCATGGGGATATTATGTATTTCAAGTTGGCAGAGAGTCAATGAAAGATACGGTTACGAAAATATTAAAATGCTTATAGAACCAATAGAGGAATTTTTAGTTAGTTATATACAAGACAAAAAGGATGCAGAACCGTAATGAAGTTAGAAAATATCAATAGGAATAGATATGTTTCCGCAAACGGGTATGGCACTAAAAATGCTTTTTATATGTTTCCGAGAACGGACAGGTCATTTGACATACTTCTTGTCCTCTCGTGCCATGTTGAGTGCGTGGTATTGATGTCACGGGTTGAAAAATAACGAACTAAAAAAATGTAGAAAACAAAGGGTTTCCGGGAGTTGGGACTGTTTGGACAACGGTTCCGGCTCCCGGATTTTTTGCGGTTGAGAGGACTGTGGGAACTGGTCAACGGTAAAATTGGCGGATAGTTGAGTGGACAGAATGGATATTAGGGGTGTTGAGTTGACAGGTTGGATAAATGGTATGCTGAGTTGATAGCATTGTTAAAAGGCAAATGCACGTTGTTCCTTCGGCGGAATCAACGTGCATTTCACATCGTATTCATTAAATCAAGTAGGAGCCGCTTCTGCTCATCCATATCATCATATCATCACCTGCCCATCTGTATCTATTCTAATTCCCAAAACGGTGCTATAATAGTCACAATCGGTAGATACAACATTTCCTGAAAAGGACATACACACTCATAGTATGGTAGACAGATGGGAAAGCTATTCAGCAGAAGGTTTTGATATGGGAGAACATTTATTTGAGCGTCTGGCTCGTGAACGGAATATTACAGTAGAAGAAATGCGGGCGATTATTTCTGCCCGCATTGAGAAAGGATGGAATGACCCTGATCCGGAGAAAAGGGCGCAATGGAGGAAAATACCTTGTGAGGGCGAAATTCCCACGCCAGATGAATGGCTGCAGCTATTGATACATGGCTGGTTGAAACTCCCGACGATGAGATTCTGCTTTCGATATTATGACGAGTACATTGATGGAATAACTTATGAAAAAAATCTGGATACCTTCGGAAAAGTGAGCTATGATGCGCCTGCCTCAATCAGTATTTATACAGACAGCTTTGAGGATAAGGAAGCTGTGTCCCAGTGTATTGAAAATTACAATAAAACGGTGGATGAGGACAGTCGGATCAGCTACACTGACTATGTAGAACTTTTGACTTCTTCCCTTACATCTATGGTAGATGTGATTTCCTATGTGCTGATCGCGTTTGTTGCCGTATCGCTGATCGTGTCCTGCATTA